CCCACTGGAACTGGAAAGACGCGAGCTGCATTTGCTACAGCTCCTCTTGCCTATTTTAAGAACCCTACTACTAAGTGGTGGGATGGATACAACCGACACGAAGATGTAATCATCGATGACTTTCGTGCTGACTTTTCTACCTTTGCTTCTCTTTTGCGTCTTACTGATCGCTATCCTATGGAGTTTGAAGTGAAGGGTGGTACTTGTCAGTGTGTCATCAAACGCCTATACATCACTACTCCTAAAGATCCAGCCAATACTTGGACTGGTCGTACGGAAGAAGATTTGGCGCAACTAACTCGCCGTATTAAGGAAATTCGCTATTTTCCTCCGGCTGAGGTCGACTTCGTCGCTGCTAACTAATATTAACTCGTTATCATAATTTAAGCTATTTAATCATTATGCCAAAACGCAATCGTGCTACTATTTTTCAGAAGAATAAGCAAAGCCGCCGTGCTTTGCCTTCTAACCGTTCATCTCTTGCTCTTAAGGTCAATGACGTTCAGTCGTTGTTTCCTTCTAAACAAGTTGTCACAGACAATTTTCAGTTTAAGATGAGTGCTGCTTCCGGCAAACGTAGTATATTTTCTTTGTCTGTTAGACATGCTGCTAAATCCAGGAGTGATATTACTATTGCTCCTGCTTTTAATTTGGATACTTCTAGAATTGTTTCTCCTGCTGGTGTTAAAACTATTCCCCAGTGGACTTCCACTGGTATTTCCACTTACGATTCAATGACAATGACTAATATCTGTGATTTAGAGAATATTTCTTGGAATTTGTTGGCTAATCGTTCTTTACCTTTTTCCACTGGTCATGACCCTGATGCATTTACTGGTGCAAATGTACAGGGCACTGCCTCTAAGGTTTTATCGAAGGTTAACATGTTTAATGGTAACCAAGCTGGTTCTGTTCCTCAATTTTCTAACTACATGGTTAAGAATAACGCAACAGTAGCTAATGCTTCTTCTATTCCTCATTCACATTTGCAAGTTATGCCTTTGGTTAACACTCAAATTGATAAAGGACATGTTAGATTTAAGTTTTCTAACACTGGCTCAGGCCCTGTTAAGATTTCATTTTTACGTTATAAATGGGTTAACGCCGACTGGCCAACTGATAATCAATTAAGTTGGACTGTTACACCGGAGGATGTATATGCCAATGCTCCCGGCCCTGCTGCTTGTCTTGTATCAGAGTTATGTCGTCGTGAGGGTGCTCGGTTGTACGACACTCCTTCTCATCGCGGTACGAATGTTCCCGGTAGGGCTGATCTATGGTCTGATATTGTTGATCTTCCTAAGAAAAAGCTATTGCCTCCTAATCCTAGATATAAAACTGCCAATGGTTACGGGGTTCCCGTTGGTTCTATTATTCACAATAGCACTGGTGCTAAAATTGTTAATCCTGATGATCCAGGTTCGACTTTAATGCGAACTCCTTTTGATTTTATTGAAGAAGAACGTATTGAGATTACTATTCCTGCTGGAGGTACTCAAACCATGTCTTCTGCTTTACCACCGCTATCTTATAATCCTACTTCGGATTTAATGCGTACTCGTTATGTTAACGGTTCTGTGCAGAACTATCTTCCTCCTACAGGTACGTCTGTTAATAACCAGTTTTTTAATCCCGGTATTATTCCTATTGTTGGTGGTATTATCGAAGATGTTATTAACAATCCACCTCCTCCTATTTGGGTTCCTTTGGTACCGTTGGATCCTCCTGACAACTCCAATCCTGTCGACCCTTATGTTCCTCCTACTGGCGAACCTTTGGTCCCTTTGGATCCTACAAATCCTATAATAGATCCGCCAACTGCCCAGCCCCATACTGCTGGTTTGCCTATTGTTCCTGCCAATAGTTCTGATTTTGGTACTAATCCTTTATCGCCTTATTCGAAGTTTATGAAAACTTTTGTTATTGCCGCTTGCGGTGTCGAGGGTCTTGTTAATGGTTACGGCAAAACCACCGTTGACACTCCAGAAATTATTGGTATTCGTGAGACCCCTGTGTCTGTATTTTGCGAAGGACAATATGTGGAGCACGTTTACGCTTCGTATGTATCTAAGCCTGCTGATTGGATCGGTTCTCGTAGACAGGATATGACTATTCCTTCTTTACAGAATGCTGCTTCCGCTTCCAGTTCTGTTATTTTCATGCAATCTGCTCTTAACACCCTTAAGGGTGGTGCTAGCACTCCTTTTGTAGAATTTGCTAAAGCCACATAATTTAATATGAATACACGATCGTATAAAAAAAAAAGGGCGCGTTCTAAGCGTTCCTTCACTCGTATCTCACCTATGACTATTCGTAGCGACGGTAGTTCGCAATATCAATTTGCTCCTGAACCAACTCTCTTTAATAAAGCAGCCAAAGAAGGTGGCGACTTTTTCGGAGAATTTGGTAGGTACTATAAGGATAGAACCGTAGATTACGGTCTTGGTTTAGCCAAAGAATATTCTAAAGCTGCCATGTCCAAAGCCGCTACTGTTGCTGCTGACGCTTTAATTGGTCCATTCTGGGGTTCTGGTATGAATCCAGATTTGGCTCAACAACTCCAATACGCTCAATATGCCTAAATAGCTCGGTGCAGCGAAGCGTGCGGCGCCGAACATAGCGCTATCTTTTCTGGCAGACGCACCCCCCTATAAGGGACTGTCTGTGAGTTGCGAAGCCTCTGCCGTAGGTGGAGCGAAGCGAAACGAGGCAGAGGCGGGAGCAACGAACTGCGCTTGCTTAGCGCAGCGACGGATTCTGGCAGACGCACCCCCCTATAAGGGACTGTCTGTGAGCAACGCGCTTGCGCGGCGAACGGCGACTTGCTTAGCGCTAGCGACGGATTCTGGCAGACGCTCATAATTTACCATGATAGTCGAATCTTTGGCCGCTTTAGGCGCCATTATTGCTATCATAGTTAAGGTTCTTAACACTCCTCCTGATCCCATAGATTTAGACACTGTAACATAATTTAAGCAAAATGCGCAGAGTTAACAGAACATCAAATCGTGGGGTATCTAGATTCCGTCCTTCTACAGGTTTCTCCCCTATGCATCGGTCTCATGCTGCTCGTACTATGCAGGCTGCTTTTCGCGGCATGCAAGGTCGTAGACGCGCTACTGGCATCCGTGCTACACGCTCTATGCGCACACGAATCCCTAGAGGGGTTCGTAGACATATTAATGGATATTTAAGATATTAATTGTAATGTAACTAAACACCCCCTTGTAATTTTACTCATTTCCTGCCAAAACAACGCTTCCTGCCGCTTCACACTGCAACCATCTTGGTCGCAAGCGCAGCGTTTACTTGGCCAAGCGCAGCGCTAGCTTTACTTATCGTGACCTGCACAGTATTACCAGGTCACCTTGTGCACATACCTTGTGCACAAGTCAAGAAATCAAAAATTTTTATTTTCTGCATTTCGCTTATTTTGGAGGGACTTTCCCGACTTTCAACTTTTTTTGGGGGGGCGCCCCCACGGGATTTTTTTGAAATGCATAAATTACGTACAAAAACCAAGTTATTTTTAGAGTCTCGCATAAATTTTCTCGAAAGAAATTAGGCGAACGTTTTTTTCAAAATCTCTAAAATGTCATGCCCAAATCTGAACAACGCTGTCGATATTGGTGCTGGACTCTCAACAACTATGAAGGAGATTTCAAAGACTCCATCGCAGAGTTGGTTACCGGCGGATACGCCGTACACGTTGCCTACCAACCTGAACTCGGAGAGTCAGGTACCAAGCATCTGCAAGGAGTGGTTGGATTCACTAATGCCCGAACCTTACTTGGAGTCAAGCGAGTGTTCTCAGCTGTTGGCAACCCCCACCTTGAAGCAATGCGAGGGTCTTATGACCAAGCCCTCGCCTATTGCAAGAAAGAAGAAACGCGTGACGCCTCAGCTGATTTCTCCTTTACCGAACACGGCGACATCCCTGTTGGTGCCGGCAAGGGACAAGGCAATCGGTCCGATCTTGAGGAAGTTGCTATCCTTGCAGCTGGAGGATCCGATCTCGTCTCTATCGCTGGAGCGCATGGAGCCGACTTCATTCGATACCATTCTGGCATCCGCGCTCTGGTCTCTCTGCATGAACCCAGACGCGATTGGCCAACTGAAGTCTACTGGTTCTGGGGACCCACTGGAACTGGAAAGACGCGAGCTGCATTTGCTACAGCTCCTCTTGCCTATTTTAAGAACCCTACTACTAAGTGGTGGGATGGATACAACCGACACGAAGATGTAATCATTGATGACTTTCGTGCTGACT